ACCCTCAATCTCAATGTCACTGAGAAGAATTTGAGCCTCGCCCCGACTCGCTGGCAGGATGTATCGCCTGCCCTTATATGGTCTGCGGTCAATGCTGCGCTAGAATGGGCCGAGTATGAGTAGGGGTATTAAATGGCACTAAGTCCAAATTATGGCTGGGTCGAGCCTGATGATTCTGATCTTGTCAAGGATGGCGCGCTGGCAATGCGCGATTTGGGAGATGACATTGATGCAACAGTCTATTCAATTGACCTAAAGGTTCAAGCACTAATTCACCCCTTTCTATTGATGGGAGCATAATGGCAACAACTTACAAAATTCTGGGCCAATCAGCCCCGAGCGCTACGACTGAGACCGATCTTTATACAGTGCCAGCAGCGACAGAAACGATTGTCAGCACATTAGTCGTTGCTAATCGTTCAAGCTCTGACGCAACTTTTAGGGTGAGCATTGCACCTAATGGAGCAGCGACTGCCACCTCTCATTATATTGCCTATGACTTAGCCTGCGCTGGTAATGGCATCAATGCTTTTACTTTTGGTTTGACAATGGATGCAACCGATAAGGTGCGAGTTTATGCATCGAGCGGCGATCTTACTTTTAGTTTATTTGGATCGGAGATTGCCTGATGGGTTATGTCAAAATCCCTGCGGCGACAAACCGCACTGTTGATTTCACAACTTCAGGAACCTGGGTCTGCCCTAGCGGCGTTTATTCTGCCGAGTTTTTAGTCGTAGGAGCCGGCGGCGGTGGCGGTGGCGCAGATAATTCGGTGGCTACGGCAACGGGTTGCGGCGGCGGTGGCGGTGGCGGTGCGGTTGTTAAGCAAACTTTGCCAACCACTCCGGGCAATTCTTACACAATAACAGTGGGCGCAAAAGGCACAGGCGGAAACGCGACCGCCGGAGCCAATGGCGGTTATTCTGAAATTGTTTTGTCCGGCACAAGTTTATTAAGAGCTTTTGGCGGTGCTGGCGGCGAAGGTAAAGACGATACCGACACAGTTTTGCGAGCGGCTTATGGCAGTTATTCAGGGGGAGGCGGAGAAGCAGCTTCAAGCCCTAGCGATTCAAGTATTCAAAGCGGTGGCGGTGGTGGTGCTGGTTTTGGCGTCTATCAAGCTAATTCGTCGCGTCTTTCAGTTAGCGTTAGCACAGTTCAAGGAATTCAAGGTTCGGCTCCTAGTTTAGATACAACTAGTCCGGGAGCGGTAAATGTTGTTGGAATGTATGGAATTGACAACTTTGGAAGCGGTGGCAATGGTGCAATCGCTGATAATGCTGGTGCGGGTGGTTATCAAGTTTTATCTATGAACAATTTTGGAACTGCCGCAATAGTGACAAGAACAACCGCAGGAGCAACAAACGGTGGAAGTGCTACTTATTATGGTTGCGGTGGTAGTGGAGCAATTTCAATGCTTTCAACAGATGCAGCAACAGGTGGCGATGGAGCCGATGGATTAGTGAGGATTACATACTTTGCCTAGATACGCAGAAATCAAAGACACACAAATCATTAATGTCATTATGGCAGATGAAGCATTTATTGACCAACACAAACCCGAAGCAATTGAATGTCCTGATTGGGTAGGCGTAGGTGATAAATACGAAGACGGCGAATTTAGCAGAGTGACATTTCCGGTGGTTGATGATGAGCTGGCGGCTGAGTAAAGCTGCTGCGCAACTCAGGGAACAAATCGATGATGATTATCCTGAGCGCGATAGGCGCAGTGATGGCAGCGTTGCTGATGCTCGCCACATTGCAAAGGGCAATTCTGATCACATTCCAAGAGATGGAGTCGTCAGAGCAATTGATGTAGATGCTGACCTTAAAGCCCACCCTGAAGAAGTTTTTGCTCTAGTTGAGAAGATTCGCAAAGTCGCCAAACGAGGCGATAAGCGGATTAAATACATCATTCACAACAAAAGGATTTGCAGTCCAATCCTCAACTGGAAGTGGCGCAAATACAAAGGCAACCCACACATTTCGCATTTTCATATCAGCTTCACAACTCTGGGCGACAATGACTCGGGTTGGTTCGATCTCGACAATGAGAGGAAGAAAGATGAAAAAGGACTTACTAAAGGCCGTCGAAAGCTGGGCAAAGGCGTTTCTAGCAGCAGCCCTGGCGACTTACCTGGCAGTGGGGTGGGATGTAAATGCAATCCTCAATGCTGCTGCCGCATCAGTTTTGCCTAGCGTTATTAACTGGCTTAATCCAAATTACGAGCGCTACGGCAAAGTTAAATAAATGTCAGTCGCGGAAGTAGCTGCAACAGCCGCATCAGTAGTGGGCATCAGTGTCGCCCTGCTGGGCGGTTTGAGGTATCTAATCCGCACTGAGGTTCCCCAGGTAATTCAAAAGAGTCACCTGGCTGAGCGCCTTACAAAACTTGAGGACACACAGATTGAAATGCTGGCTTTGATCCGCACGGCCCTTCACACTTATCCACAGAAAGGGGTTGCCAATGCCAAGCAAAAACCAAAAAAGAAAAAAGCGCGCTAAGGCAACCCCCAGGCGCGTTCGTAAGCCAAAGGCAGTCAAAGACCTACCACTCACAAAGCTCGATGTTTTCTATATTGAAATGAAAATGGTTTTTGATGCCGCGAAAAAAGCCGGATTCGATGACTCCAATGCCCTACGCATTGCCTATGATCGAGAGGCTTATCCCGATTGGATAGTGCCGGTTGATGATCCAGTCAAAAAGATTGGCTGGGAAGATGGCGAAGAGGATGTCTAATTTTCAGAGAATCTGACCTCTTTGAATTCCTAAAAGAGAGAATCCCCGACCTCGAATCAGGAACCCAAACCGAAAGATTCGATGCAGTATCAATGACCCACCGAGCCATCTTCGAGCTTAAGTGCAGGCGCACCCATTATGACGATTTAATGATTGAGCAGAGCAAGTGGAAGAACCTGGTCGAAATCGGCCTTCTAAGGGCCTTCAGAGCCTTCTATATTTCCAGCACCCCACTGGGTATTTACTGCTGGGAGTTAGACGCTCTAAAGCCCCCACAATGGCAAATTAAGGCACTTCCTAACAAGACTGACTTTGCAGGTAGTAAGGTCACAGAGAGGCCAGTGGGCTTCCTCCACATAGATAATGCCTGGGATTTGTTGCGACACTCCGAAAATCCATTTGCCTAAATACATTTAAAATCCTATTCTTTAAGTCTAAATGCATTTAGCGTTTAGAGAATAGGGAGCAAATGTCAAAAGAAGTTCCAGTAATTCGATTTGATTCCCAAGCTGGAGCCTGGACTGATGGCTACAACTTTGTAAAGGGATCGATCATCCGCCGATTTGCTAGAGAGCGAATGGGCAAGAAGCAACTGCGAGGCAGATTGTCAAGAGCTGAGATTTCAGCATATTGGCTTGACAAATATGGGGTTGATGCTGATGTTGCCTGATGCCACAACCTTCGGATTCATCATTTTGTTAATGATTACATTCTTCATTTTTGGGGCAATGTTTGGTTCATTTATTGGGCAAACAAGAGCCTATGAGCGCGGCTTAAAAATGGGTAAGTCCATCGAAAAGGTGAGAAGTGGCACTCGATGATTACTCAGACCGAAATGCTAAAGAGTGGCTGGAGATCGCTGGTGACACCCTCTCCGATAGGGGGATGGAATATGGCGACCCGAGGCACAATTTATTACGCATTTTCAAAATCGCGAGAATCCTCGGTCTTCAGCTGCGAGACCCATCTGACATTGCAATTGTATTTTTGGCGACCAAACTCAGCCGAATGGTGGAGAGTCCAGGGAGGGAAGATTCGTATCTCGACCTCATTGGATATGCCGGAATCCTGGCTCAATTGCGATTTACCACACCGGATGATTGGAGCGACATTGAGCTTGATCAGAAATACGAATAGAAATCAGTGGTGTGATACTTGTAAGCAACGCTGGGGTCAAATGAAAGATGGCTCCTGGCATCCAAAGGCGCAAATGCCTGCATATTGGAAAGTGGTATCTGAGCATCCAAGTCGCAGGGGAGTCACAAGATTCTACTGCTACAAATGCGCTGAAGATTCCTGCAACTGGCCTGATGGCACTTATTACTCACTCAAAGAACAACTAGAAGATGCATTGACCAAATACAACAAGGGAGCGTATTACGATGAGCAATTGGCTAAATGACTATGAATCGGTTTGGAGCCGCTTTGATAAATTTAAGGCTGACCATCCCGACTATCGCCACAAATCACACATTCTCGCTGAATCACTAAATCACAACTGCGATGTCTTTATTATCAAGACAGAGCTTTATCGCACCTGGAATGACGCCGAGCCATTCGCTACCGGATTATCCAGCGAGCCAAAGAGCAAACAGTATGCGATTGAGCAATGCGAAACCGGATCACTAGGCCGCGCATTAGTGATGGCAGGCTACCCAGCCAAACCAGTCAAAACCGGACAAACCCATTTGAAGCCGATTGAAACAACCAAGCCTGAATTGGCTGCGTTTGTTGAGAAGCAACGACCAAACGACCCAGCGCCAGTGGTATGGGATGTCAGTGAAATTGCAAATCAGTTAGGTGCTGAGATCATTGATGAAGTGCCATTATGCAACGGCGGTTGTGGGCCGATGGTGTTAAAGCAAGGCGTTAAGGAAGGCAGGGAGTATCGAGGCTGGGTTTGCCCAATCAAGGATTCAGGCCATCCTGCAAGATGGATGAAGATTGGGGCTGATGGCAAGTGGGAATTCCGCAAGTGAATCTCGATGTCCATCCGTTCAAATGCGGTAATTGCAAAATGACTACAGCTCAAAGGGTTCATCGCAAATACGACACAACGGACATTGCTGATGCGCCTGATGAAGTGTGGTTGATCGAGTGTCAGCGTTGCTTTGAAATGCGAGTGATTTACCCCGATGAGCGGCTTGCAAGCAAAGAAGATGACATTATGAGATGCCCTGAGTGCGGTGGATACAAGATGAAGGCGGCTAAATGCAAAGTGTGTCGGTTAGCTGCTGGCAAAGATCGCATCAAGCGCATCGTTTTCACTGGTCACAACGATTTGGAAGTGTGGGATGAAATCTGAATGGGCTTGAAACTATTGGACTTATTTTGCGGTGCTGGTGGTGCTTCGATGGGCTACAAATTGGCAGGATTTGAGGTCGTAGGGATAGATATTAAGAAGGGTAAAAGATATCCCTTTGAATATCATCAAAGATCAGTCCTAAACCTAACGGCTGAAGATTTGAAGCCTTACGATTTAATCCATTCTTCCCCACCTTGTCAGTTGTTTAGTGCCACTCGGCATCTTCGCAATGCTCAAGGTAAGAAATCGGATAAATTGGACCTCATCGAGCCAACAAGAAGATTGTTGATTGAGTCCGGTAAGCCTTACATAATCGAAAATGTGGTGGGAGCGCCACTAATTCATCCAGTGAAGCTTTGCGGCTCATCCTTTGGACTAAAGGTAAGACGGCACAGATTATTTGAATCCAATATGCCATTAAAAGGCTCTGAGTGCGATCATAAGGCACAAGGAAGGCCAGTTGGCATTTATGGTTCAATGAGAGATGAGATACCCAATGGCGGCCGAACTGCTGAATCAATTGATGAAGCAAAAGAAGCTATGGATATCAATTGGATGATATGGAGTGAATTAGTTGAGGCTATACCACCGGCCTATACTCGATATCTAGGTGAGCAAGCAAAAGATTACTTATGAGCAAACAGCCACATTCACTGGCCTACATTCACCAGCTCTTAGCCTGGGGCTTCAGCCCTGAGTTCATTGCTAAGGATGCAGGCATTGATTTACCATCATTAGAAAGAAGATTAGATCGGGAGAGGAAAAGAAATGACAATAAAGGACAAGAGCCTGAAACTGGCAGCAGTCAGTCTGATAGCAGACGAGGCAAAGAAGGCGAAAGACAGATTGCGAGCTGAATTGCAAGAAGAGATGGAAGCTATTGGGGCAGATAGGGTGAAGGCTGAATTGGGTGATGAAACAATTGCCTATGTGACCACAACAAAGCCTAAGTTCAAATGGCAGGTTGTCAGTGAGCAGGCTTTCACCAGGTGGGTCAAAGAAAACTACCCTACAGAGATTGTTGAATCAGTCAGGGAGTCATTCAGAGAGGTAATCCTGGCTAAATTCAACTTCAATGATGATGTGGTAATTGATCCAAATGGTGAGGTTGTTGAATGGTTGGTGGGTGAGGTGGCTGATCCTTACTTAACAACAAAATTTGCTGGTGATGGAAGGGATTTGTTAAAGAGTGCGATAGTGGGCAATCAGATTGATGCCAGGAAGGTGTTGGAGCTGGAGTAAATAGTAAAAAAGCCGTATCAAATAGTGAGATAAGGAGAAAATACTATGCTTGAAACTCTTGACAAAGGCATTACACTCTCGCCAAAGCGCGGGCGCAGGGCTGGCCCATTAGCGGAGGTTGAGGGGGCCTTTTGCCTTCGCCTGGTGGCTACGGCCCTAATAATTCTTTTAATGTTTCCACTTTCAGCAAATGCATATCCTCTAAATAGACAACAACAAGACTGGGCTTTAATAGCAATGAATCATTTGGTTGATCTAGAGGAAACACAGTGCTGGGTTGAGTTGATATGGAGGGAAAGCACCTTCAATCCTCTGGCGACTAATGGCTCACACTTTGGGCTGGGGCAGATGCGATCGAAGTGGTATGGCAAACTCAATGCAAGAAAACAAGTAAAGGCTCATCTAAAGTATCTTGATCACAGATACAAAGGCAGTGCTTGTAAAGCTCTTAATCATCTAAAGATAAAGGGATGGCATTGAGTAGTCTAAAGAAAACTGGATCAACAACTAAGTGGCGCAAGATAAGAGAGAAGATACTGCGCAGAGATGACTGGGTTTGTCAGCTTTGTGGTCAGTATGGTGACACAGTGGATCACATAGTTCCTCGAAGCCTGGGCGGTGATGACCACTTTGAGAACCTTCAAACACTATGCTCTAGGTGCAATTACAGTAAAGGTGGCAAAATGGGCCTAAATAGCCCCAGGGGGGCGTTTTTTGATAGGGCGGGAACAC